ATCTATATTAATACCATTCTCTTTAGCAACCTCATACAATTTTGTATTGAAGTCATCCATTGAGATTCCGGCTTTTGTAATCTGCTCTTCAAACTCATCCCAAGCACCACCGCCAAGAGCTTCTTCAAGCATCTCATTACGGTCATCAGCGCCTGCCGCAAAAGCATCATACAACACATTTGATAAGTCTGTCCAAAGCTCTTTAGCCTCTTCATAATTACCAAATATGATTTCAAATGTCCTCATCCAGCCTGAGCTAACGGCATCCTTTGTAGCCTCAATAGCCTCTGTGAATGATTTAGCTTCCTGAGCTGACTGGAATGCCTTAACGCCAAGTTCTGAATACTGGTCGCTTAATGCTGCAATAGCCTGTGATGCGGTGTCATACTCTCCAGCAGATACAGCTTTATAAGCGGCTGTTGAAAGGTCTGCAAACTTACCAAATGCGGCCTCCATTACTTCTGTATCAGCCCACTTATCAGACAGTGTTGAAGCAAATGTGGCAACAGTTACTTCGCCTTCCTGAATCTTTCCAAGCTCAACACCAGTGTCAATCAAAGTCTGCTTTAACTGACTAGAACCGGCTCCAGCTAATTCAACTGAACGCCAATCGGAATAGGTAAGATACCCAGCACCATAGGACTGATTTAAGTTATACATTACTCGGCTGAATTCAGTAGCACCCTTACCAGCATAGGCAACTGCATTGGCAACACCTGTAATCATCGGAATCAATGTCTCGATGTCACCACCAGATGAGGTCATCTGAGCCAAAGCAGCGGTCATATCAGTAAAACCATAAGAAGTCTCATCAGAATACCACATTAACTGATTCAAGTATTTGTTAACCTGGTCGATTGAATCGCTAGTGGCATTCATAATTGTCTGAACTGAGGCTGTCTTCTGAATATACTTTTCCCAACCGCTTGAAATGTTGTCGACAGTCAAAGAACTAAGGAGCTGCTCTCCAACTGTTACTGCCTGACTGCCAATTGTTAATAAAGCCCCTGTTGCAACTGTCTCAAGGGCAGAAAAACTGGACTTAACAGATTCTATGCTGTCACTAATACTGTTAAAACTAACTTTATTAGCAGCTGCAGCAATATCTTCAAGTCCTTTTGTAGAGCCTGTAAAATTAAGGCTCTGCTTAAGCTTGTCGAGAGTACTCAAAGAAGTTTTGACATTAGATTCGAAATCCGCATTGTCAAATTTCATTGAGACGACTCTTTCGTCTACTGTTTTACTCATAATTTAGTAACCTCCCTCCAAGCAGCTTCCGCCATCTCATCGAAGATGGGTCTTATGGCCGGATTAATATAATCCCTACCTTCCACAAACCCGCCATTCCTCGTGGCGTGACCGTATTGAATTAGTAAAGCAATAGGGTAACTGTCACCGCCCTTTATAGTATTTGAGTTATAAAAACTAATCCGCACGCTGTTGGTGCCGTTTTCGATGTCATAATACCAAGACTCCGCGGTCTTTCCAGTATCTCTGGGAGTGGCGGCTTTTAGAGCTTCTACTCCCTGTCTTCCATACTTGTCTAAGTCACCAAGATGGACTGTCTCTTTCAATTTCTCAAGAAACGAAGTGGCTTTGCTGAAGTCACCTTTTGTTTCAAAACTTATTATAGCCGCCATAGTGAATTTTCTCCCATTTTGATTTTTTAATAAGAGTATGTGTTGTTACACTCATCTGAATAGATTATTCCATTCCTAATAGTGTCTTCGTCCTGATGGAACCAGGCATCAAGCTCTTCGTTTGATGGGTCACAGCCTCTCATGAAATTGTAGCAGCCTATGATGAGCTGCTTCTTCTGATACTCCTCAGATGAATAGATGTCGTTAAACGCATCGAGTCGACTCATCTGACCATATCGAAGTGCCTCCTCAAGTCCTGGATTCTCACCATCATACGTCCTTCTGAGCAATCGCTCATAGAGACCAGCAACAATGCCTCTAGCTGCTTCAGCAGGCATCACGCCATCATCAAATGGCTCGCCTGATGGATACTCTGAAGACGATTCAATATTGATGTAGCTATCATCATAGAGATAGTCCATATCAACAGAACCGCTGATGCCAGGCACCATTCCATCACTTGAATACTGCCAGAGAACATAGTCTGAGACATACTGAGGTTCGCTGCCATATCGAGCAACCCACTTTGGATAGTCTGCAAGCCTGTCGATGTTAAGCTTCTCAGCGAATCCACTGATGTCAGAAGCATAGATTATTGGCTTGTATCCTCTCTGAATAAGGACATCCATAAATGCAATTGATGCATCTGTAGTACCTTCTCTAGTCTCGCTTGATGTAGACTCAAGGTCGAGAATGGCATAAGTAAGACCAGTCCCATCGAGCATGTCCGCAAATCGATATGCGTCTGCTAAACCATCTTCGGTAGAGATGAAGCCTGGTCCAACGAAGTAATAAGCACCCAAGATAGGTAACCCTACTGACTGGAATCCATTGAGATACTCTCTGAACATGGAATCTTCATAGAATCCACTATCAGAGCCACCAGCCTTCAATATAACAAAGTCAATGTCTGGCTGACTCTTGATTGATGCATAGTCAACTGAACCCTGCCAGTGACTAATGTCGATTCCTCTAAGCATTGTTAGCCCTCCTTCTTAAAAGCACTAATCAGTGCCTTAAACACTTTGTCGTATCCGCATAAAGCCCCAATAATACTAAACAGCACTGTACCAAGTATGTACACAAATATTGATGGTGTAATCAGTGTCTGCGTCAGTATCAGGTATGCCGCGCAAGCTACCACAGCAAACACACCCGTGAGTCCTGCGGATAAGTATTGAACATTGTACTGTTTATTCTTACTATCAAGAAGAGTCTTAACACCCTCGATGACCAGAGGAGCAAGAATCGAAATGACAGTCAGAATGCCAAAGAATATTCCTAACAGTTCCATAGTTATACCTCCTATGTAATCTTAGTTGTTACATCTTCCTGAATTGTAGTTCTGAGAGAATTCTGAATCTCCTGTTTATAGGAATCAGAGATGTACTTTGCATCTGCTTTAAGTTGAGATGCTGGATAGATTTCTAATTCAGGATTCTCCTTCTGAAGCTGTAACATACATTTCATGAATCTAACAAATGCTACCAAGACATTCTCTAAAGATGCCTTTTTCATATAGCATTTTACAACATAGCCAGCTATTGCAATAGCGGCAACAAACATAGTAGCCATTGATGTTACTGTCGTGTTTGATTTGCCTGTGACAACTGACCATATTAATAGTCCAAGTATGATTGCTGGAAATACCCATACAAATATTGCCAGTAACTTACTTGTTGGATACTTTTTCTCTTCCATTAATGTTTACCTCGCTTTGCTCTATTAGCAGCCTTAAGAGCTCTTTGTCTCTGGGCTGCTTCATGCTGACTGAGCTTCTTCTGAGGAGCATCTTTCATATTGCAAACCTTTATAAGGGAGAGAAGAGCATTCAGATGCCACTTCTGAAACTCAACTGGAATGCCGAGCTTAATCATCCAATAATATACAAGCTCGTTAGTGACTACATCCTTGTGCAGTGGATTTTTATTCTTATCGTCATCATCTGGAAAGCAAACAGCCGTCATTGGGTTATTAATGTAATCCCGCACATCCTTGATGTTTTGGCTTGTCATTCCAAGATAGACAAGGGGTGACACATGTTGTGTTAGTGTCATACACCGAATATAGTCAATCATTTCTTCATTGGTCTTCTGTGGCTCATCTTTAAGGAAAGCCTTATGCCACTTTCTCTCCCATTTTGAAATAGAAACGAGTGAATGCTCCAACTGAAGCGTTGTCTCTGGTATCTGAATGAATTGGTTGGTCTTCTCATTGAAGATTTCGTTCTCAGGTATCGTTATTGATAGCATCTTCACTCACTCCTAACTTCTACTTTGTAGTGTCTGGAACAGCTGCAATGGCCGGCTTCTCTGCAGCCTGTCTAGCAGCCATCTGCTTCTGGAATTCTGCCGCAACGTCCTTAGATACGATACCCGCAATGAAGTTAACAGCAGCGCTATCCTGTGTAAGCAGTTCCATATACAAATCATCATAAGCCTGAGTCTCAGAGAATGCCTTTGAGAGCTCTGGCGATTTTTCGAATCTTCTGCCGTCTGCACTCTTCTCACCATAAGAGCGAAGAATCAAATCTTTATACAGTTTACCCAACTCTGGAATGTCTCTAAGGCTGATTACTCTTCCGAGATGTGCCTGTAATCCCCCTGGTATGCTCATCTCCCAATCAAGCCACTCACTCTTTGTAAGGTTAAAATAGAAATCCTCTGTTCTCTCCTCATCATTAAAATCAACATAAGTCATTGTTTTCTTTAACATAGTTTTAGTCTCCTTTTAGATAAAATTTTTTTTGTTATTAAAAAGATGGGGAGGCCGCTTTTTACACGACCTTCCCTAATGTTAGCTGACGGATTAGCCCTCAACAACCTCAGCAGTCTCCTTGAACATTGCAATAATGTCATCTGGAAGCAGAAGTGTTGGCTCATTCTCCTCATCACCATAAAGCTTAGCCTCAAGCGCAGCAAGCTTGTCTTTATCAACTGTTGTAGAGTCAATTACAACTGTAGCAGTTGGCTTATAGCCTGTTACATTGACTGGTGTTGTAGAAACCTCCCAAGACAGTGTGTTTGCCTCTGGTGAATCTGAAACCGTGCTGTAAGTCTTTGAAGACGGAGCGGCCTGGCAACCGTAAACAATGTGCAGTTTGTAGCCGTAATCTGTAGATGCTGTATCATTACCAATAAGAGTCTTATAGACCAGACCAAATGATGTTCTTGTCTGCTGACCGATAAGAATACCAGGAGCAATCTCTGCCGTACCATCGCAAGAGTCAAACTCATCTGGTGAGTCATAACCCTCAATAGTAGCGCCGAAATCCTCTGTAGCTACAAGGTTAAGATACTTAATATTATCTGCATAGAGTTTTGTTGTATCAGCGCCTGATGGGCTCTCTGCAATGCTTGTGATACCTGACCAAGCAACACCTGTCTTGTAAGTACCATCTGTGTTCTGAACGAACAGGGCAACCTGGTTGACACCTGTCTCATAGGTTCTCTTACCTATCTCATCCCAAACTAATTTAGACATATAAACGTCCTCCTTTTAATAATAAAGATTGAATGAATAATGATGAATACCATCAGATATATAGTGTCTATCAAGTCGACACATTGGAAGTTTAGAGATAGC